CGCACCAGGGCCTTCAGGTCCTCCCCGTTGGCTCGAGGCACCTCGAAGCCCTCCTCGAACGCAGTCCGGGCCCATCCCCCCGGCTTGTCCCGCGTTCGGGCGGCCACGACGACGTCGAGGATCCGCCCGATCGAGATCTCGACCGAGATCGACCGGGAGACGGCCCGTCCCATCCCAATCGTGGCCAGGAGGTCCAGGGCCCGTCTGGGGTGCGGCAGGCCGAACAGGGGATGGCGCGGATCCGCAGGACGGGGCTCTCGCCCTCCGGACCCCTCCCTGCCTCTGTCCGGATGGACCGCTCCGAGAACCCGCTCGATTTCCCCCCGGACCCCCCTTTCGCCGGAGGGTTCTCTGGTAGGGGTATTGTTGTTGTTGTTTAAACGTGTCGATTTTTGGGGGGGGTGCGCGCGCGGAGGGGTGTCGATTCTGGTGTCGGATTCAGTGTCTGATTTGGTGTCGGTCGCAACGACCGACGACGGCTCAACACCATGGGAAAATGGCGCTGAATCAGGTGTCGATTTAGGTGTCGATTCAGGTGTCGATTTCGGTGTCGGTTCTGCTGTCGATCTGGTGTCGTTCTGGTGTCGATTTTCTCGTTCTGGTGTCGATTCTAGTGTCGATTCTGGTGTCGATTTCCCTTGAGCCTTTTCCCTAAAGGGATGGTTGACAAGGGTTAAGAGAAGAGTTCCCCTGTCGGTTCTGGTGTCGATCCAAGTGTCGGAATTCGGGTCGAACGTCTTGGGTCTCACCACGAGCTCCTTCCGCTTCTGGAGGAGGGCGAAGAAGTGGCGGACGCGGTCCCGGCTCCAGCCCAGGGTCTTCGAGAAGGCCTGGAGGGTCGTGGCCAGCTGGCCCACCTCGAGGTCGAGGACGGCTCCGCGATGGAGGTGCGACCCTGGCCGCGTCTGGGCGCGCCGGTGGAGCGTCGCCCAGGCCCGGAGGATCTCGGCGTCGTCCCAGAGCCACTCCTGGGCGCCGCCGCGCGGGAACGGGAACCAGCCCTCATAGGCCCTCTCCTTCACGACCTACCCCCCCCCCAGGCGCGATCCCGGGCAGAGAGGCCTCTGCATCCCCATCACCAGGAGCTCCTTTCAGACCCGAAGCCGGCCCGCGACTGGGGCGGCCGCACGTGGGCCCGCGCGAGGGCGAAGAAGTCCTCCTCCTCGCGGCATGGGGCGAGGGTGTTGTCGGCCAGGCGGATGATCTCGTTGTTCCTGGAGATGAAGCCCTCCTCGCGAAGCCTCCCGACCAGGTAGAGCCAGAAGTCCTCCGGACCCGTCCGGTGGACGAGGGCGTTCCCCCAGGTGTCCGCGCGGGCGGTGTAGAGGTTCACCTGGATCGACTGGTCGGGCGACACGGGCCAGTAGAAGACCCGTGAGAACTCCCCGCTGCGGCCGTGGAGCAGCTCCTTCCAGCCGTCGAGGAGCTCCCAGAGGAGGTTCCGCTTCGGGTCGATCCGCGGGATTGCGAGGAGGTCGACCAGGTCGAGCTCCCGGTTCCCGCGGCGCACGGCGCCGGCGAGCTCGATCCGGTGGCAGGCCGGCCCGAGCTGCGCGATCAGGTGCTCGATCGGCGGCAGGACCTGGCGCGCCTCGAAGCGGACTTCGGTGGTCATAGGCGGCCCTCTCTCCACTCGTCCCGCTCATCGGGCGGGACGTACTCCATGCCGGCGATCTCGAAGACGTCCTCCTCTCGCGGCGTCGGGACCTTCTCCATCCGGGCCTTCTCGGCCTCGGTCCACTCTCGGAACTCCCCGCCGTAGGGGATCTCGGGATGGACCGAGGGCGCCAGCCGGACGAAACCGCCCGACGACGGCCGCGCGCACTCCCTCAGGCGCGTGACGACGGCCTGCGAGAACTCAGCGGGCCCGGTCCGGATCAGGAAGATGTTCCCCCAGTTCTCAGGCTCGCAGGTGAAGAGGTCGACCTGGACCTGGTCCGCGGGCCGCCGGAGGTCGTAAGGCATCAGGAACTTCCGGTACTTCTGGCCGTGGTTCAGGTACCGCCAGCCGGCCTGCTTGGCGTAGCCGTCCAACCCCTCCCAGAGGAGGTTGTAGGGTTCCGGGTAGAGCGAGCCTGGCTTGGCGAGCGGCTCGATCTTCGGGATGGCCACCAGCTCGATGTCGCCGACGGCCGCGCGGCCGCGGCGGAGCGAGCCCGCGATCTCGATGCGGTGGCACGCCTTCGACAGGATTCCGGCCAGGCGCTCGGCCGCCGGCAGGACGGTCTCTCGCGCGAGCTTCGGGTGATCGCTCATGGCTGCCGCCCCCCCGACCTCGACCATGGACCGCAGGAACTCCCCGGGGCGCTGCGGATCCGGGACGAGGTTCGCCAGGAACCGCTTGCCGCACCGACGACACTTCATCCTCAAGGCCTCGCCGGCGCGGAACGCGGCCGCGTCCGGCGTCCCCTCCCACTCAAGGGTCCGCCGACAGTAAAGGCATCGGACGTTCTCGGCGTCGACGCGGATCATGGCCGGCGGCCCTCCGCGATCGACTTCCGGATCCGCCGCTCGGCGATCTCGGGGTGGTAGAGCTCGTCGCACTCGTGGCGCGGGCCCGCCTTGAAGTCGGCTATCTCGGCGCGCGCCTTCTGGGAGATGGGGCCTGAGCAGACGAACCGGAGGGGAACGCTGCCCGCATGGCACTCATCGCAGACCATGGCGATCGCGCCGTCGAAGGGCGCCTTGCAGACGCAGCATCCCCAGCCGGCGCCGAGCACCGGCGCCATAAACGGCAGCATGAGGAGATTCCGGACCGTGGGCCCGGCGGATCCGCATGCACAGCAGGGGCCGAAATCCCCGGCGGGGGAGCTCGTTACGCCTTCAGGCAATCCTCCTCGAACTTCCTACGGTGACGCCCGCTTCTCTCGGGCTGGAGCTGCGCTCCTGGTCGACGCGCGGCGCGCGCCGGCCGGGAGGGCAAGCATCCGATGTCATGATTGGACTGTCGCCTCCTCTTCGGCCTTCAGAGCTTGACCGCCCTGATCTTCAGGGTGCCATCAGCCGCAGTCGATCCGGATGATCGACTCTTCCACACTTGGGTCATGGAGCGGCGGTCCCTGCCAGATGTAGGTTCCAGGTAGGTTGTCGTGATGTGGGCACTTCAGGAGCGTCCACCGCTCTCCCTTCCGAGGCATCTTCCTCATCAAACACGACTCCTCTTGTCAGTGGCGTTGGTCAACATCCAGCCGGGAGCCCAGAAGCCATCGCCAAGGCAATCACTCCAATGGGTGACGACCCACTGACGACGTTCTCCGTTCTCTACGTGCATCGGAACGCCACCACATACGAAGTAGGGGCTCTCCTTGTCGCCCGCAGCGTAGCGCAGATAACCGACCACAACCGCGCCAGTCTCATTGATGCCGGTATCGAGTTTTACCAGCACGTCTCGGCGCTCTCGGGGGAGGGGGCCTTTCGGGTCGAACGGCACCCAAGTCATTGTGTTCACGGTCTGTCCCTTAACCCATCATTGCGTCGTCGCTGACATCATCCCCGCGCTCTCGCGGCTTCGGTGGTTCCTCGACTCGCTTGTCAGCGTATGGATGACACGTCCGCTGGCCGGTGTAGGTCTTTCCGCACAACGAACACTCGTACTGCGCCTTCAGCGTTGCATTGACTGGCTTTTCGGTGACAGCCTCTCCAACCTCGCCCCATTTCTCGTAGGCTTCGATAGCCGTGAGAAACGCGCCCCCGACGAGATGGCTTGAGCCGACCCGGCTGATTTCCTTCAGAGGAGCCACGTTCAGGATGTTCTCGTTGCGCAGCGCCTTCCCGTGAAGATAGAAGGGGGAGAGGGCTTCCAGAAGATCGGTAACGGCTTCCAGGTTCTTGACTGTCGCATCCTCGAAAGCCTTGTCCTTCTTCTTCCAGTCTTCGATCTGTAGATCGAGGACTCTGACCCGTTCCTTGTGGCTCGCCTCGCCTTGACGGTGAATCTCGACGATGGCGGTCAGTTCTCGTATCCTCGCATCCCGGTTGTCCGCGGGGAGCACCATCGTACCGGGGCTGATGATTGTGTATTGACCGCCGTGAATCTGGCAGCTCATTCTGCCGCCGGATGTCGCGCATCCATGGCACCCAGTGACCGGGCCGAAGTCGTTCATACGCCATCTTTCTTTTCCGCGTACTTGTGGTAGACCTCGTTGCAGTTCTTCGCGTCGAGAAAGAAGCCCTTCACTACGTCAATGGCGAGCGGCGGTAGCGGAGTCTTCGATCCCATCGTCTCACCGATGCACGCCCCGAAGGACTCCAACATCGAGCCGAGGGCCTGATGCAATTCTCGATTCTGGAGTTCTGCGGTTGAGGCCCTCACCGCTGCCTCGGACCAATCCTTCAGGAGCTTTTCACGGAGATTCTTCAGCCCATCGACCTCGGCTTTGAGGTCGTTCATGCACTCCGGGCAACCGTCGCTCCCACCGAAGTTTGAGCAGTTGTGGTTCTTTCCCATCTCAGTCTCCAACGCCTTCTTCTAAGAAACGGTCCAACCGCGCTGCTGGACCTCGAACGGAGCCATCACCGACCCGCAGTCCCGGCAGACGAAACACGAGGCGGTCGGCCCATCGACCTCGCATCCCCAGATGAAGGCCGTCGCCTCGGTGATCCCGAGCGTCGCCATCGGGAGCCACGCCTTCACGATCCGATGGCGGATGTCCATCTTGCAGAGAAACCATCTAATCAGTTTCATCGACTATTCCTTTCGATTCTCTGGGGAGAATGGGAGAAGCCTCCGCGCCAACTCCTCATTCTCTTCCGGCCACGGGAAGAAGCAGAAGTGGCATTCTGCTATTCGCCCGAGGCGCACGGCGCTTCGCGCCGGTAAGCGCCCAAGACTCTTTTACGACCCCGACCCCGACCCCGACCACGACCCCGACCACGACCGCGACCACGACGACTCATGGCCGGTGCGGAGGATCGCGGCGCTCACTTCTCCTCCTTGGCCTTCGGCTTGCGCTTGGGCTCGGCCTGGGGCTGGAGCTTGGCCTGGAGCCATGGCGTGAAGCACTCCTCGAAGAACTGATCGAGGATCAGATTCTCGTCTGTCTCGATCCGGAAGCGGATGAGGAATTCGAGTTTGGCCTCGCGCAGCCGGTCTTGGAAGTCGGGGCGAAGCCTGATCGTTCGCTGACGCGGCGCCATCGCCCGGATTGGCCCTTGGGCGTCCTCATCCTTTGCGGCTGCCTGCATGGGCCGGAGATTGCGCCCGACAGATCCCGAGAGCAACGGTCCACTCGCAGTTTCGGCCACAGTCGTTTCATGTCCCGTCCCGATCCCTGGAGGTCTCATGTCACCCATGTAACGTGTGAGAGGTACCACTCGCCGCAGGTCTGTCCGCCGGATGGCGGGTAGGTCCAGGCCTAGGCCCCCGATGCGTTGATAGAGATTCTTCCGGCTCATCGCCAGGTCTTCGGCCGCCGCAAGGACGTTGCCCCGATGCCTCAAGAGGGCGTTCACGATGTCTTGTGCTGACCTAGGCATAGCTACAGGCTAGCAAGCTACCTTGTGCCTGTCAAGGAAAAAGCTTGACACTGGACTAAATTCCTTGGTAGCCTCTGAGTCTCGGAGGACGGCGCGGATGTCAAACAAGAAGACGCCGGAGCCAAAGGCCAAGAAGATGGCCGTGCTCATAGAGGGCCTGCTTCGGAAGCGTTTGCGCCGCTATGTCGCCGAGGACGAGAGCTTAACCGTCAAAGCCGTGTTCAATGCGGCCCTGGACGAGTACCTCAAGAAACGCGGGGCGTGATCCCCGGCTCGCTCGGGAGGGAGGCGCCGTCTATGCTTCCTCTGGTCTACTCCAACCTGCTCATGAAGTCTGTGAGCTTAGCCGTTCGCTAGTGATCCGAGCTTCGGATAGGAGAGGTGCGCCATGCTTGAATGGCTGAGGGTCGCCCGTGGAATCGTGAGCCGAGCGCTGTGGGCAGGGGCTGGAGCGGGCGCCGTCACGGGCGGGTACAGCGCCCTCTTCGGCCTGGCCGAGGCCGAGAGCTCACCGCAGCAAGCCGCCGCCGCAGCGGTCGCCGCAGCCTTCGCCGTTGTACCCTACGTCGTCGCCCGGGCCTTCGACGAGATCACGGACTGGCGCACCGCCTGAAGCCTCTCGTGAGTGAAGCTAGACCATGGTGGGCACAGGCTCCTCCGCGAGCACAAACTGCGCCTCGCGGTACGGCACGGCACTAGTAGCCCCGCTGATAAAGTTGTAGGTCACGTCCTCGGTCAGCCGACCGAAGATTATTTCGGCCGCATCGGCCACTGTCGGGATCACGATCAGCGGATAGACCCCCCCACGCGCGCGGCGGTACATGAGATCCCGCGACTGCTCGTACTCGGCCACGGTCGAATACTTGATCTTGAGCGTAGCGGATCGAATCGCCCCGGCGCCCCGCGGCGTTGCCCACTGTGCCCCCCCGGGTGTTTCGAGGCGCGCCTGGCGCTCGCGCCATTCGAAAGAAACATCGTTCGGCGTCCTGGAGAGCGTGACCATCTGGGAAAAGACCAGCTCGCCCAGCCACGGCACGTTGTACGCCGTGCCCGAAAGCGTGAGCCGGAGATAACGCTGGTAGATCGGCGCCGACAGCCGGGCGAAGAAGGAGGGCTGCCTCGGCGTGAGCGTGGCCTCGAGGGTGCTGCCAGAAACGCCGCTCCTGAACTCCGGCGTCAGCAGTTTGCCGACGTTGCTCCCGAACACGGCGCACAAGTCTGTCGCCGGATAGAGGTACATGTCATCGAACTGGATCGTGCCCGACGCCGACAGCGTGACCAGCACTCGCAGCACGGTTAGATCGGTCAACGTCTCGGCTACTGCCTCGACCGTGAATTGCTTGCTGCCAGTTTTCCAAGCCGCGGTAGTCTGCGAGTCCAGGTCCTGCGCCGCACCCCAGATCCCGTCCGTCCTCAGATACTTCCCGGTGTCCTTGTTCTGGACCTGCACGGCCGCCGCGATGGCGCCCCCGCCGCCGTAGATCGCCCACTCGATCTTCAGAAACTCGCCGGAGCGGCAAGTCACGTCCTGATAGGCGTTGGTCGCGGCCGTGTGGACCAACTTCGCGGAGGCTGCCCCGCTGTTCTTGATGACGGTGTCACGGGTGAAAGTGCCGGCTGAGGCCGTCCATCCCGGCGGGGTCGTCGCCGGCGAAACTGGCAAAGATTCGAGATCACCGTTGACGAGGACGTTGAGGTCGGCGTGAACGTAGGACCCGGCCCCGACGGCAGAAAACTTTGCTGGCACCACGGGGCGGTCATCGTAGAGGCCAGCCATCGGGTACAGAGAGTCGGTCCCTGGGGACATGGTGACCGCAGTAACCGCCCGCGATAGGTGATTGAACTTCGCCCCGCCCACGATGTAGACGGACATTTTGTTTCAGCCCCCCAGCGCTCTGATCCGTGTCTCGTGATTCGCCACGGTCACCCGAAGCGCGGCGATCGCCTCTTGCGCCGCAGTCATCTCGTCCCGCAGTGTGGCGACTTGCGCCCGCAAGATCCCGACGTACTGTCGCAGAAGGCTGACGTTAGCCTCGCCTGCGTCACGGTCGCCCATGACTTCGGCCACGATGTCGGCCAGGGCCAGACGGGCGTCAATATCTCGGAATCCCGTCATAGGCCCATCTTCCGGTAGAGCTCTTCGGGGTAGGGGACGCGGGCGCACGTCTCGAAGAAGGTGAAGAAGCCATCGCTGAAGGGAGTTGCGCCCAGGTCCGACCCGAGCCAAAGTTTGGATGTACCATCAAGCCCGGCTGTCCCCGTGATCACCGCGAGTGTTGACTTCACGTTAGTATCGCCGGAGAAGACATAGAGTTGGTGCTTCAGTCGGCCCAGACCCAATTGACCTTCCCCGTCCCCGTCTGTCCATAAACCGCCGACCCTAAACATTGTTCCAGCAACGGGCAGCGCACCAGTCGTGAGCTGTACAAGCGCTTCTGGCTGAGTCGCTCCAGAGGTGGCCCGCACGTAGTGAAATTTGCCCGTGTTACCGTCCACCCTTTCGTAGTAGACCCGATCTTTCTTTGAACTGGCGACATAATCAATGCTGAGCAGCACCTTGGTCTCGGCGTCAGCAAGGTCGGTATGGTTCCACATGGGGATGAAACCGAAGGCAAAGCATCCGGTCTGCGCCAGCCATACGCGCCCCGTCAATGGATTCGGCAGGCTCACCTGATCGGCGACCCGCGTGACTGTCGCCGTCGTGGTGACGACGGGCGTAGCTCCGGGGTAGAGACTTCCCGCCGTGAGCAGTTCCACCGAGTAGGGGTGCGCTGTCCCGCTCGCCGAACCCCCGCCCACCGAGAAGAACCCCGTGAAGATGTCGATGGTTGTGGCCGATCCGGGCGCGATCAGCTTCGAGATGAAACTGCCCAGCCCGATGGCGCTAGCGGGAAAGTTGATAACGTTCGCCGGGTCCCAGGTCGCCGTGGCGTCGTTCCAGTCCTTACCATCTGAGCCGCGCCTGATGATGATCCCGAGACGGGTGGGACCGGCATCAGCGAAAAATCGGAACTTCACCCTGAACGTGACGTTCCCTGGGCTCACGATCTGGTCGAGGAACGCCGAGTCGCCGGAGGCGGCCACGGTCACCTTCGGCGATCGTCGCAGGCCGGACACGTCGAACAGCCAGGAGCCGAGGTCCGCGGTGAGCGTGCCCGCACCACCCGTGGTATTCGTCCAACTCGTAAAGGTGCTGCCCGAGCCCTGGGAGAAGGTGCTGTTGAGAATCCAGTTCTTGTCGAGCGAGCCCTCGATCGCAAGACCGTCTGCCGAGAACTTCAGTAGGTCGCTCGGGGCGTCAACGAAAAGTCGATCGCCGGGACGCTGGATGTAGGCCGTCTGCGCCCGTGCTACCGTCAGCGGGCCACCTCCGGCGTGGAGCATGGGGATTCCCTGATAGTCCGGGCCGTAGCCGAGCGTCGTCCGGAAAGACCCGAAGAAGAGGCAGGCGTTGTCCCGCATATCTGCGCATCGGAGCTTGACGACGCCAGTCATGGCGTTGACCTCGCGCGTCAAGACGACCAGATCGCGCCTCTCGCCGGGGCCCTCGCGCCAGCCCAAGCCGTCCGGTGCTGGCCCATCCGGGTGGCTCATCTCGATCTCGTCGCCCACTTCGACCGCCGCGAACTGCGGTGCGCAATCTATCTCCACAAAGCGCGGTGGCCGCCGGCCGAACAGGCGGTAGTAGAGCGACAGCAGCGAACGCACCGGCTCGACATTCGCCGAGATCGGGGTGCTCTCGATCTCAAGAAACAGCTGCGTCACGTCGAAGGCCGGCGCGTTGCCTCCCGCCGTCGGGAGCGACCAGTCGCCGGCGGCGCCACTCAGGCCGGCCTTGAGGTTCTGTAGGTCGGAGATCGTCCAGGCGACGGAGGTCGCAGGGTTCGTTGTCCATGTCCCGAAGGTATAGGTGATAGGCCCGGTGCCATTCGTCCACGTCGCGGTATTGAAGTTGTAGTGATTGTTGATGCCGCTGATGGTCGTGCCGAAGTAGCGCGTGCCCCCGGCCGGCCGGACGCTCCCGGTGACTGCCGGGTAGGCGTCCCAGGCATCGGGCCCAGCAGTGGAAATGAAGACGCGCGCCTTCAGCTTGACGCTGACGATGGTGGCCCCGGTAGGCGGCGCCGTGAAACCGAAGTCGACGTGCCCGACTGAAGCCTGCGAGGCGTGAACGAAGCACGCCATGATCGTCGCCAGGTCGTCCGGCACGTCCTGCGGATCGTCGATCTCGGCCCATCCACCTTGAACGCCGAGCGGGGTGTTGACGATGTCGAAGTCCGACGCCGGATACATGTACGTGATTTGGGTCGGCATGCGCTACACCATCGAAGCGAGGCTGTAGAGCAGCGAGAAGCTCTCGGTGACTTTCTCGGCGGCGTCTACGTCCTCGATGTCCAGTGACTGCCAGTACTTCCCTGCGCGCACACCGTAGAGGTACGGGGCTGAGATGCGCGACACCAGTTGTGCCGTCTCGGTCTGCGGGTGGAAGCTAGCGCCGACCTCGTCCCAACGTCGGACCCACGCCTTGCCAGATGCCGTCGAGATGATCGGATGAAACGGCACGCAGCCAAGCTTCCCGAGGTTGGTCCAGAACAGCCGGAAGCACGGCCACGATTGCAGCCAATCGTTCACCACATCCAGCGCTCGCCGCTGCTCGGTGGACCCCCCGATGTACATCGAGCCCTTCATGGCGTACTTGTCGGCGAAGGATTCGGAGGCAGCAAAGGAGGCGGCGTCTACTCTGGAGTCGGTTCCGAGCCAGTTCCCGGTTTGGTACTCCCCGAAAACGAAGTTGGTGAGGAAGTGCTTGAGCTGGGCAACGGGATTCTGGATCAGCGGCCCGGCCGAGGCTGGCGCGCCGCCAACGGTCTCGACGCCGTCGACATCTACCGTTACGACTCCTGTCGTGCTGGGCTGTTGACCAGCCACGAAGCTGATCCGCCAAGCGCGCTTGCCGGCCAAGTCCACATCGAGGCCGTTGTAGTGGGTGCCGAACGTCTTAAGCACGCCGTCCGTATAGACTGCAATTACATTCTTCCAGGGACCCAGCATCACCATGTAGTGGTAGGCTGGCTCCGTGGCGTCGTAGGCCGTGTTGAAGGTGGGGAGCATGCCCTTGCCGTCCAACGCATCCGCCCGGTGGGTTCCGTAGACCAGCGGCATGTAGGTGCCCCAGACGTTGGTCCCCGTGTTGTTGGCCCTGGGCGCGTCACCCTTCAGGATCGCTTGCTTCGGCACGAACCCATCGAACGGCAACGAATCGACGCGGACCGTCAGATCCACGGTGCCAGCGCCATACTCCCAGCGATCGAGAACGCCGGTGAAGTACGTTGCCCAGTCGCCCTCATCTGCTAAGACTGTGGATGCCCTCCTGATAATCACTGGCGAGCGCCTGACGGCGTTACCCTCGACGATCTTCGTCACGGCCTGGTCGGTATTCGCAAGAGTGACGGTGACTTCCGGAAACCCTAGCTGACCAGGCCGCTCAATGATCCCGTGCTTGATTGTCGAGATCGCCGTAACGCGCTCTTCGTACGGGCCGCTCCCTCCGAGGCCGATACCAACAGGGGCGTACCGTCTGGCTCCGGCCCCGGTGAATGTGAAGTCGCAGATGGTGAAGAGGCTACCGGAGACTTTCGCCGCCTCTGCGATCCAGGCGGCGGTATGGATCGGCATCAGCGCCTCGCTCTGACGATCGTGTCGTAGAGCGCCGAGTAGAAGTCCCCGACCTTGGCCCGGACCTCGTTGGCCATCAGCCGCGAGGTGAAGCGCCGCATGTCCTCGCGTCGCTCCTGGGTCTGGAGCGGATCTTCCGTGAGATTCTGGACGACGTTGAGGGATGCTTCGAGCGCGGGCGGCGCAGCGGCGATGGCCTGGGCGATCAACTCCGGCATCGCATCGAGCAGAGATTGAATAGTCGGGCCGGGCGCGCCAACGGTGGCGCTTCCGACTCCAGCATCGCCGCCTCCCGGGCCGATATCGTCATCGTAGCCTGGAAGGTCCATGGGCTCGAACATGCCACGAGCGGCCGATCGGAGAGACCCCCGATCTTTGAGTATCCCTGGGACCGAGAGCAGCAGATCGTCGAATTGGTTGCGCGGAGCGACAAGCATCAACTCGTTCGGATGGTAGTGCAGGAGTCCTTCTTTACGCGTGAGGACTGGACCCAGCCCATGCTGGCCGCTCACGTCTGGCAGCAGTTGGCCGGACCTTTGCGCCCTCTCAAGCTTCCTGCCTGCCGTATCACCTTCCGGGCCACCTCCACCAGCAATCTGACGCAGCACATCAAGTTGCTTTCTCTGAACAGCGAGGGATTCGATCGCTGGGTCCGCTAGGATCTCGATACCGTTGGCCTTGGCTTCCTCTATGAGAGCTTTCGTGTTCGCGTCCAGCTCTGTTCCGCTCTGAATGGAGGCGTTGAGCTGCTCACGGAGTAGGTTGGACACGGCGCCGAAGCCGGCCTTCTGCGCCTCCTCCTGCGTCATCCCTGTTGCGAGAGCTGCCTCCATTGCCTGCCTCTGAAGCTCGGTAGCAAGCCCGCCGATCGCGGCCATGAGGCCGGTGTCGACCATGCCCGCCTGGCGCATTCCTGCCATGACCTCGGCCGCGCCACCAGCTGCGGTCTGGGCGGCGCCGAACTCCACGGACGTCTTGAGCGCCCCAGTTGCCATGAACCCAAGACCGGCCTTGAGCAACGCATCGCCGACCTTGGTTTCGATGGCGGCAGCAAAGGCATCCAGCTCTGGGCTTCGCTTCAGTTTTTCCAGGCCGCTGAACAGCGCGTCAAGCCCAGTCTGGGCGCGTCCCAATCCCTCGGCGGTAGCAGCACGCTTGGCCTCGGCCTTGGCCTTGTCTTCCTCCTTCTTCATGTCGGCCACAACCTGGCTGAAGCTCCGCCCGGTTTCGTGCGCTCGGCGTTCGATCTCCTGCGCCGCCTCATCAGAAATCTGTCGCCCCAGAACCCTTCCCGCCTCCTGGGCATGGCGACGAATCCGGCGGCCTGCGAACAATCCAACAAGGCCGCCGACGACTGCTCCGGCCGCCGCGCCCCACGGCCCGAACTGCATCCCCATGGCCGCACCGGCGCCTGCCCCCGAGATGGCCCGGCCCGCCGTACCGCCGATGACACCACCGATCAGTTGGGCCGCATTGGCACCGGCACCGATCATGCCCGCGGCCCGGGCGCTCATGGAGCCGCCAATGGTCTGGACCCTGCCCGTGGCGCGAGTGGCATCCGAGAACTGTCTGAATGCGGCGCCGAGGGCCGGCATGGCCGACGTCATGCGCCCGGCGAAGGTGTCGGCATTCACGCCCATGATCTCTGCGAAGTGCGCCGCCTGCGCCAGCGCCTCGGCAACGCGATCAGCAGGCTTCTCCGTATCGCGCAAGAGGCCGAAGGATTGCTTGAGTTGCCGATTCAACTCCCTGCCACCGGCCCCCATGCTCGCCGTCATGTTGTCGATGATTTCGGCTGTCTTCTTGGCGTCGGATGTGGTGCGCTGCATCTCCGCATGGGCGTCCACGACGCGCTGTCGAAGCATGGCCTCGTGTTCGCCCGTGCCAGCACTCCGAGCCCGTGCATCGAATTCGTCTTGCGCGGCCCGAGCGATTGCTTGCTGTGTTCGAAGCTGATTCGCTAAGTTCTCGATCTGGCGCTTCGTGATGGCGTCGATCTCGCGTTCCTTCGCCAAGATCGCATCCGTTGCCGCCATGTTCTGTCGGTGCAGTTCCAACTGTCTCTTGGCGAGGGCTTCTTTTTGTGCCGCCTCTGCCTTAGCAGCCGCAGCCCTTTCGGCAGCCAGGCCCCTCTCCAGAAGTCGCGCCTGCTCCTCTGCGCCCGGGAGCCTGATTTCGCCAGCGCCGGGTTGAAAGAGCTTCGTCGTGACTGTCGGAAGGTCCATGTCTTCGAGCGCCTGAAGACCGCCGAGGAGCTTTGGAAGTCCCAGAGCAAACTCGTTGAACCATTCGCGGACCGTGGCCTGGTTGTCCCGAATGAGACCGCTGAAGAGCGCAATCGTGTTCGTGACATCCTTCAGCCCGCTATCCAGGCCGATGGTATTCAGCCCCGCGTCCGTGAACTGCAACGCAGCATTCTTGACCGCGTCCCCAAGATGGCCCCATTCGTCGCCGAGAGCATCCAGTCGGGAGACCTGTTCGTCTGTCAGGAACCCGAGATCCCGAATGTCGGTTGCGCCCTGCCGAATGACTTGTAACGCCTCACCCGAGCGATCTCCGAGGAGTTGCATGGCGGCAGCAGCTTGCTGCCCTGGCGAGTCCATCTCCCGGATAGACTGAGCTACATCCAGGAACAGCTTATCGGGCGCCAGGCCCCGGAGCCGTTCGATGTCCAAGCCGTAGCGGGAGAAGGCTTGCGGATTGAGCTCCAGATTTCTGGTGAGCTTCAGAACGGTTGTGCCGAGACTCTCCAGCGAGACGCCGGCGGGCTTGGCGATCTGTTCGAGACCCTGAAGAGCAACCGCGCTGATCTGGAGCCGAGACGAAAGGTTGGACAACTGGTCCGCCCGAGCGAGGAGGGTGCTGATTGCCTTGCCGGCGGCGGTTACGCCGATCGCAAGAGCACCGATGCCCGCCGCAGCCGCTAAGCCGGCTGGTCCGAGCGCGGCTAGCCCGGCGGCGAACATCCCTCCTCCGGGTCCGGCCGCTGCGAGTTGCTGCTGTGCCGCACTGAGCGCAGCCTGACCGCCAGCGCCAGCCCCACCACCGGTTATGGATTGGAGATTCTTGGGGATCTTGGCACCAGCCGCAGCGAGCCGTTCAACTTCACCGCGAAGCCGAGCTACCTTGTCCTCGGAGAGCTTCGAGGCCCCGCCCATCCGCTCGATGGCCTGGGACAGCAGTTGCATCTGTGCCGTGGGGCGCACGGCATTGATGCGGTCCATGTTGGCCTGGATCTGCTTGTTGACCTGTGCCTGGACCTTCTCGGCCTTGGACATGGCCGCGCCCACCGCGGCCTGAGCAGCCTTGAGGTCGGCCTCCAGCTTCGTGCGGGTGGCCTCGAGCTCAAGGCGCGGCCTGCCGATGATTTCATCAGCCATGGATCACTGCCCCCGGTTCATGCGCCCCGCCCACTGGTCCCACCGAGCAATCTCTTGCTCGACGCTCCGCGCTCTCTGCTCGCTGCTCTCTTGCCGCTGAGGTAGGGCCTTGCGGAGGCTCTGATCGGAGAGCCGTTTCTCGCGGGCGAAGGCTTCGGTATGGAAAGCACCCAGAACTTGAAGCTCGAGGTGATCGAGCCACCGTTCCCGACCAGCGGCGATGACCTCGACGATTCTCCGCGGGGTCATGTCCCAGACTTCGCTTTCGCGGAGCCCCCATCGGAGCCCCTGCGCTACGAAGTCTTCGAGGTCGAAGGCTCCCCGCCCGGTGCGTTTGGGTCCTGATCCTCACTCTTGACGCCGAAGGAGTTTTTCAGCACGAGGGCATGAATCTCCCGAAGCGCTGGCGGCGATAGCTCCATGATCTGGCCCACCGCCTCATCGTCCAATGGGGTCGCCCCGTTACGATTCAGTCGCGCCCAGCGGCGCAAGCCTTCCCGGAAGATGGAACGCAGCTCCGCATTGTTCGGAGAGAACAGACGTTCGAGGAACTGCTGGCGCTTCGGCGCCCACTGCTCCTCTGCCTCTCCGGGCAGGCGTACGGTGCCCCATTCCGTCTCCAGAGCGGCCAGCTCGTTGAGGCCCAGATAGAGGAAGTATGAGACACCGTCCACCTCGAACGGTGTCTCTCCGCGGTATTGGTTGACCATGGCCGCTACGTGATGACGACGGCTCCGGTCACGCGGATTGTGATCGCCAGCTCGATCGGATCGGACGTGCTGATCGGGCCGCGCTTCACGCTCTTGATGTACGCGGGGTAGGTGTAGGTCTTCTGGACTGCGCCGGTGACGTTGTCGCAGATTTCATGCCTCCAGCTCTGGACCGTCGTGGTCCCGGCGTAAAAGTCCGACTCGATGCCCTGCTGCACCGCGTTGCCCTGCACGGCGTTGCAGGTAAACTTCACCTCGCCTGGGTCCTTCATGGTGGGCTTGAATTCCTTGGTCGCGCTCGGGCTCTCCAGGTGGGTGAATTCAGCCTCGTCGTACTGCGGCTCCGCGGGGTCGATGCTCTTGACTTCGATGATCTGGAGGAACGTCCCCGGGTTCGCCGAATCCTCGCGGTAGGCTTTCGACTTGTACCCGATGCTGCCGAGGGTTGCCGCCATATCTTGCCCCTTTCCGGGTCAGCCGAGCGCTTAGCTCGAGGTCCCGACGAGAACGATGTCCACCACCGCGGTCGCTCCCGCGGCGTTCACAATCTTGATGATGTCTCCCGTGGCCGCCGTGACGGTGATCCCGGCCAAGGGTGGCTGAACCAGCAGGAACATGCCTCCCGGGAGCAGAGTGCTCGTCGTCGCGACCGTGTTCAGGATCGGCACATGGTTCACATCACCGAACAGCGTCAAGGTGGTAGTGTTCGCCGGCTGGGAGTAGATGTAGACGAGCTTCAGCTTGGCGGGCGTGAATGCCGCTCCGAGCGGATCCAGCAGCGCCCCCTTGACATCGAGCGTCAGGGTGGCAGCCGTAGTGATGCTTGCCGTGCTCACGTAGATCGAGTCCGCCTGGCCAGCCGCTACCCCGTTGACGAAGTCCATCGTTCTGGGCGCGGTCAGCTTGGCGACCGGAGTGGCGATCCCGGTCGTGCCGGAAAGGGTGCCGCTCAAGTCCACCACGACCCGCGTGCTGAGCGTGGCCCCACCCACGTCGCCCATGTTCACGAATCCGAGTCCGATCACCAGAAGGGCCGCGAGGCCCACTGTCAGAAAACGCTTCATGCCGCAACCTCCATGCCGACGTGGACGAAAAAGTCCTGAGAGACGCGATACATGCCCTCCCCGGACGGCCCTACTTCGGACTCGAAAAAGTCTCTCTGGCTGTCCATGAACACCCCGAACAGTTCCTCGCCCCCGCCCAGAGCTCCGGCAAATCCCTGGAGCGCGTTCTTGACTGCGATGGCTAGCGCCCTAACGCCGGTCCAGGAGTCGTCCCAGGAATCGATCTGCACGCGCATCCGCTCCGGGCCCGTCTCCCCCGTCAACGCCACGGGTGACGTGGTGGAGATCCGCTGAAAAGTGAGGCTGGGGCCGGGCCAAACGCGCGCCTGCGGAAGGATCATGGGATAGATGCGCGTCCCGACCAGCGCGGCCACGGTCGCATTGCCCAGGAGGGCCCCGCGGAGGGATTTCTCGATCACGACGCCCTCCGGCTGAAGCGCTTGATGCCGCGCTCATAAGCCTTGCGTAATTCCTGAAGCGCTCGCTCCGGATAGCTGCCCTCGGCGGCATCCCATGCCGGCCGGATCACGGGCCGCGCCGGCTGACGGAAGGTCCCGAATTCCAGGAAGCCCAGGATGTATGCCCGGCCACCCTTCCGCCCGTGAGCACCAACGACTACCACGGCCTCCCCGGCCTCACGGCGTTCCTTGGAAACGCTGACTCCGATGTCCTCCTCCGTGAACCCGCTCCGGCGGTGTGGGGCCAGGTTGTGCCGGATGTCCTCGGCGATGGGCGCCGCCAGCTTCTTGAGTGCGTCTTCGAGGACCGGCTGGGAGAAGACATCGCCGAGGGCCTTGATGGCCTGCTCGGCTTCACGGACGCCCTTCCACTCCCCGGAGATCATGCAGCCTCCGCGCGCGCCGCGGCCAGGATCTCCAAGCCCTCTCTGCGGCCAATCTCGGCTACGTGTTGGATGTTGTACGGCACGTCCCCGTAGACCAGCCGCATGGACTCGTCCGCGTTGGGAAGCGGGTCGAGCCCGTGCGGGAAGCGAATAAGAAACAGCGTGTCCGCCTTCGCCACGAGCTGCTGCGCCGCAGAAAGCTCGCTGCCACGCAGGGGCCGCACGTTGGCCCAGACCTCGCGCACGAGGCCCCAGGTCCGGATGGGCTCACCGGTCGCGGAGTCCTGGGTCTCCGTGGCCTGCTCGATGCGCACGCGACGATCCAAGCCCCCAGCCCTCATCTCAGAACGCTCGGTATGGCCACCACAGGGCCTCCGCTGACAAAGTGGCCGGCGTCACACTGCTCCCGACCACGGCGAGTTCGCGGCGCTCGTACATCTCCCCTATTTCGAGCAGCATCCCCTGCTTGAGCCCGGCTGGGACGGTGGGGCCTGTAGCTCCGTAGCCGGCAGTGAATCGGACCTTGACGGCCCCTGGCTGACAACGTATGTCCGGCCAGATCTCCCCGTAGTTGGGATAGACCCGCCCCCGCTGGCACATGGGCGCCACCGCCGTCACGTCCTGCACCTCGGCCGAGTACTTCGCCACGTCCCAGGTTTGCAGAACTCCTGCCATATCCACGTACTTGACGGAGACGATGGAGCGGAGCGGCGGTTTCGGGACGAACAGCGCGCCTCCCTGGAAGATGCCCGCTTCCCACCAGTCGTCCATCCACAGCTCCCACGTCGCGTCGAGGAGCTGGCGCCCGGTGAACGTCTCGCACGCATGGCGCGCCGCCACGACCATGCTCCCGAGCAGCCTGTCCTGGGAGTCCGCTATCTGTTCGAGCCGGAGATGGGCGCGGACGTCGAGCGAGATGTCGAGCGGCTCCTTGACCGCCGCCGTGATGAGAGTGAGCGACCACACCTAGTCCTCGTCCCATTCGACCCCTACGCGACCCGCGCCCAAGTCCCGATGACTCGCGTGATGTACCAGCCGTCGAGGCCGTCTCCGGTGACCTCGATCAGGTCGCCCTCACGGTCGGTCGCGGGCGTGTTGTTGGCCCCCTTGTTGTCCGCCGAAGTGAACCCGTTGCCCATCACCTTGTCCACGGCAATGGGAGCGACGGTCAGACCGGTTGTCGTCGAGACGGTCTTGACCACGAAGGTGTAGACCAGACCCTCCTCGGTGGCCGGCAACGTGAAGACGAGGTCCACGGCGTTCGCCACGAACACGCGCCCGCTGTCCTCACGGGTCAACGTATAGTTGGCCGCCTTCGTCTCGAACTCGTAGGCGATGCCGCCGCCATGGAGCCTCTTGAAACCGGACGGATAAGTGAGAGTCGACATCAGTTCCTCTTCGCTTTCTTTGCCGATGGGAGCACAGCCGCCTCTCCCATTTCACTGACCGCTGCTTCGGGGGCCTCGGTGGCCGCATCGGCCTGACCTGACTGGATCAGCCGAACTGCCTGCTCTGGCTCGAGGTCTACCTCAAGGCCGGGATAGGCGTGAAGGTTTCGGCCGGAACTATCCGTAATCGGTCGGTGAATGGTCATCCGTACTCGCATCGGACGGTTGGGGGGGGGATAGACGCCCCCCTTCTCTTTCCTAGATCTGGGTGATCACCTTGACGGGGTTCGTACCGGCATTCAGCAGGCGCCCGTCATGCCGCGAGAACGCCAGGAAGGCCACCTGGTGAGCCTCGGCGAAGCGCTCGTCCAACCGGATGAGCGTGATGTCCATCACGTCGCGAATCCAGTACTTGCCGATGTCGCCGAACAGCACACCCTTCGCCGTGGTGGCCAGAGAGGCCATGGACTGGTTGATGATCACCCGATGCCCCAGGAGGAAGTCCGGCTGGCCGGCGATCATGCCCGGCTGCCAGATGTACTGCCCGTCTCCCCCCTTCAGCTTGCGGATGATCTTCGCCGTCGCGTCGTTGAACATGTAGGCGGCGCCTGGATTCATGCGGTAGGCCAGATCGACCGAGTACTGAAGGTCGATCAGCTCATCCGCCGAAACCGTCGTTGAGGCCGCGGAGGTGAAGGCCGACGTGGCCTCGGTCACGATCCCCTTGGGTTCCGTCGTGCCCGCCCCGGTCGTGAAGTGATCGTTGAGGATGCGGCCGATGCGCTCTCCGAGGGCGTTCCCGACGAACTCGGCCAGGTTGACCGCGCTGTCCTGCATCAGCTCGACCGACACCTTGAGCATCTTCGAGCTGTACTTGAACGCCTTGAGGACCAGCTGCGTGAAGACGAGATCCTGCTCCGCAGCCGCGGTGTTCTCCGCGAGGATCAGGCCCTTGTTCGTGGTGTCGTTCACGTTCGGGATTGGCAGGTCCGCCCCGCCACCGGTGCGGATGGTGGTGGCTCCCTGGCGCATCCCGCCAAAGGCCAGGAGGGCCACTTCGAGCGGCCTCATGGCCTCGTCCGGAACGGTAAAGAGCCCGGCGGCGCCCGTGGCCACGCCCTGGGCGCGCTTCTCCAGGCCCTTGTCGACCTCGGCGATGGTCCGCGGCTGCTGCGGCAGTAGGCGCAGGATGACCTGCTTTTTGCTCAGGTTCATTCCGCAGCGCTCCACCGCGCTCAGCTCTTCCTCGGTATGCGGGTACTCGTCGGACACTGGCACCCTGGCCCAGGCCCGGAAGGCCAGCGCACGTTCCTCCGCCGTCGGCTGGTCCCGCTGATCCTTGGGCTTGGGCCGCAAGGGCTCGGTGATCCTGCCCTTGGACGTCTCCAGCTCGCGCTCCACGGCCGTCATGCGCTCCTCGCGCTCGGCCTTCTCCTGGCGCTCGATCCGGTCGGCGAGCTTGTCGATCTCGCCCATGAGCATGTCCCACTTGGCCTGTTCCTCTGCCAGCAGGGCGCGCTTCTCCTTCTCGGCCGCGTCGAGCATCGCTCGCGCGTCGGCCGCCACCTTGACCCGCTGGTCGACCAGCTCTTTGACCGTCATGTCCGCGTCCTCCTTGGCTCGCCGGGAGGTGCGCAGAAAAGCGAAAGGCGCGCTGCCCGGCGGCGGTTTACGTCAACCGTCGCGGTAGCGCGCCTAGCAAAGGCTGGCCGCGTCTACGTCAATCGGGAGGGCTGGTCGGCTAAGGCCCCGTGTCGGCCCGATCCCGATGTCCTACACTTACCGAAAAGTCTACATCCGCAGCAGCGGATGTCAAGTACGATTTTCCTTCCTCACCAGATCGGCGCGCAGGGCCGAGAGCTTGCGCTGATCCTCCTCGGTCTTGGCCTGCCGCATGCGGAACTCGGAAAGGGCCTTCTCCGGGATGCTCAGGCCCCAGGCGCTCCGCACCGCTACGTCGGTGGCGGGGTAGGCCGGATAGGTCACCACCGACACGTCGTGGAGATCCACGTCGAGCAGTTCCCGGATCGCCGTGCCGTCCTCCATGTGCCACTCATCCGACCTGGTCATGAAGGCGAAAGACATTCCGTTGACATCCCCGCGCTTGATGCTCTTCTGGATATCCCGCCCGATTGAGGTATCCGGGGCGTCGATCTCCACGAAGAGCCCTTTCGCGTTCGGCTTGATCCGCAAGGTCCCGGCCAGGTTCCGCCCGAGGATCTTGGATGGATCGTGGTCGACCAGGGCGCGAACGTCGGCGCCCTCACGGAGCGATCTGGTGAACGCGCCCACCTTGATCCGCTCACGGAATCCGCCGAGATCCTCGGAGAGGCTGTCGAAGACGGCGGCGTAGCCGGCGATGACCGGCATGCCGTCGCCTTCGTGGCGCAGCCCCAGTTCCGAGGTCATCACCACACGTCGTTCCAGATTCGTCATCTTCCTGTCTCCTCAGCGGCGAACACAAGGTCCGCCATCTCTCCCGGTCTCGCAATCTCCCATCTTGACACGAGACGGTCCACACTGCCCTCCAACTCGGCGACCCGCGGTTTGCTATCGAGCAACTCCGCAAACTCCTGGACAGATCGGCCTACATGCTCAGACGCCACGGCCTCGGCCCGCTCCTGAGCACCGTCACCATCACCGCAAGCCACGAGATGGGCCCGGACCGCGGGCAGGATCGCCTCTATGAGGCTAGTGCGGTGCTTGGCGTAGAACTCCTCTACCCAGACGCGAAAGGCATCCCCGCCACGGCCAGCAGCCCGCCGAGCGGCCGCTGCCTCTTTTCTGGTGAGACGGCCCATGGCTTCGAGGAATATGGCGCGCTGGGCAGCGACAAGCGCCCGCTGAGGCTGTGGCTCTGGCCCTGGCTCTGACCCTGGCTCAGGGCCGGGAGCTGGTGTCTCGGGTGGGTCGTTGAGTTTGTCGGCCGCCATCATGTTGCTTGGCACGAGGTAGATGTCACCGTCCGGTCCGATAGGATTCTCGTTCTCCATGCGCTTCACTTCATTCACTGATCGCCACCCCCACTGTCGCGCTACGGCGTGAGCGGCGTACCGACTCGCAAGATCACCACGTAGCATTCCATCGAAGAGATGCTCTGTATAGAACTCGTCCTGTTCGGAGTCGGTTAATAGCTTCCGATCCGCTTCCTGCTCCCACCTAACAGCCCACGGACGAAGCGTGTCAGTCCAATGGGAAATCTTCTCATGTTCGATGTTGTTGTAGTGCTGATCGCTCATGTCCCTGAGCTTGTGGACGGCGATGTTGAAGGCCCTGGCGATCTCGATTACCTGGAAGGTTCGGGTCTGAAGGAACTGGGCATCATCTGGCGGGATGGTCAAGGGCTTGCTGGCCTTCATTCCGGCCTCGAGAATCGTCACGCGATGGCCCTTGGTCGGTCCTTGATGCGACTCGTTCCACGACGTCTTGAGTCGAGTATGTTGCTCATCATTCAGAACGCCAGGATGTTCCAATACCACGCCAGCCCACGCGCCATTCCCGAAGAATGCCGCACCGAACTTCTCCGTGGCGATGCCCAGCCCGATCGCCTCACGTAGCAATCGAACTGGCGAGTACCCGATCATGCCGTCGCAAGAAAGCCCGGCGATGTGGAACATCTGATCCGCACGTAAAACGTCGTCCCCCCGACCGTCCTCGCGTGAAACTCGATAAACGATTTGCCTCCGCTGGTTGCGATCCGGAGTCACTCGCCAAGGTTCAAGCAGCCACAGCGCCACTGCACGCCCGGACCCGTTACGTTCGATCTCCGCGTAGCCATTGCCCCAGGTCAACACATGCGCCTGTAGGGCGCACCTGAAGTCAACCGACTTCATTTCTGGGTTCGGACGTCTCAACAAGAGCCTATAAAGTGGATGATCCGTGGCGCGCTCGCGTCCACCGTCTGCTCGGCGGCGATAGAGAAGCAACGGCAGCGATGATAGATCGCCGGAGATGACGTTGACAGCCGCCCAGACAGCCGTGTTGTTGAGCGCTGTTCGCTCGGTCACGCTGACGCCAGAGGTTGCCGGACTCCACCCAAAAAGGTTGGCCAGGGCGGGGTCTTTTGCTGGATTCTCCAGGATCGAGAAGTTCCGGAGCTCAGCTCCGAATCTCCGCGCCAGAGCGGCCATGAATCGTGGAAGTCTCACAGGGACAGAAACCCCCGAGTCTCGTATGGGGATGGCTGAGTTTCGCCCATGCCGGCGGCAATCGCGTCCGTCCTGGCCTCCCATGAGAGAATCCCCGCCACTCCCAAGTCGATCTTGTTCGGCGAATCCGGGCGCTCCTTCTGGACAGTCCACAGCACCTCGCCCTTGTCATCACGGATGCGCAAGTCGCGCCGGAAGGCGTTGGCGATATGCCGGGCGAAGTCGGCGTTGCCGTCATGGCTCAGCTCGCCCGTGGCAATGACGTTGAAGTAGGCCCGCACCGCATGCCCCATAGGCCGCGGTCGGTAGGTCGGCCAAGGCAGCACGCGCTCCTCGCCGTATTTCCCGGACCAATCCGCGACGACACCTTCCCAGTACGGCGGGTCGGCGTAGAGGCGCCACACGTTGAAACGCTTGAAGGCATCCTCCACAACGGCGTTCACCTCGGCCACTGGGACCTCCCATCCCTTGGCGTTGAATGGGCGCTCCCACACACCGAGCACGGACTGGTAGCCAGTCTTGATCTCCGTGGCGACGAGCCCGGTGGCGTCGAAAGTCCGGGCCCCGTCGAATCCGATGGTGATGAGGGCGCGCTCCGATAGCTTGTGTTTGTCGCGGTGGAGCTTAGCCCATTGCTCGCTGTCAAAGGCACGGTCAGCGGAGCGCACGATCTTGTTCAGCCAGACCCGGGCGAGGTAGGTCTTGTCCGCCGTCGGGTCCTTCCACTGGTCGGCGATCGCGGCGAGGTTCGACCACTTGGCCACTGGCCCGGAGGCTTCCCTGATCGCCGCCTTCAGTCCTCGCACCGTCGCCAAGTCGTGCTGGTCCGACGCCTGGCGATGAAAGAAAAACAGGCTCGCCGCCTTCGTATGGCCATCCGCCACTGATTTGGCGAACTCCATCGTGTCTTCCGCCACGCTGCCTTCTCCTGGGGCTGGGGCGGTTGTCGTCTCCAAACTCCAGGCATCGGCGCCCATGCGCTTTGGGATGTTCGCCAGCATGGCCCGGTGTGCCTTCTTGAGCCGCGGGAGTACCATGTGCCAAGTCTCGTCAAAGTGCTGAAAGGTTGTCCTCGCACCGTCGCGAGCGTGCGGCGCTGTGGCAAGCGCTTCCGCCTTCCCGTCCCCGTTGATGCGCATGATCCGCTCGAGGCCGATGTCGAAGTCCCCGGCGATCCTGCTGAGCTCCAGAATCACGCGCAGCGCCCCATACGCTAGGTCCTCGCTCTGCTCTTCCGTGTAGGCCACCATGGGGATGTAGGGGTCGGTGACCGGCCCCCCGATGGGGTTGCCCTTCTTGTCGAAACCGACGCAGCGCACTGGCGCGTCCGGGGCCAGCTCGGCCGCGGCGATCCAGGCCGCCAGCTCCGTTTTCGCGCTGCCTTTGCGCAGCGACAGCGCCACGCGGCGGAATCGACGTCGGCCCGCTTCGGCATGGGTCCGGGAATGTACCTCGTACATGCGAAAGATCAGGCCGCGCTTCTCGTCGTCCACCTTGGCCGGTTGGCCACGGAGATCTCCAGGCCCGAACACCAAGTTCTCCTCAATCCAGTCGCAGACCAGACCGCCCAGGCTTGGCCAGGGCTTCTTATCCAGCACAGGAACCACTAGAACGCTCACTTTACTGACCTGAGAAAGCGCCGAGGGTCGGCCGAAGCCTTCAGTGCTGGCTGAGCTGGCTTCGGTGCGCGCCGCTCGGCTTCCTTGACCTTCGACACTTCCCACTGCAACCGACGCCGGGCCAGCGCGTCGAGCCCGTACTGCTGACGCTCAAGCCTGATCTCCGCCGCCAGGCTCATCTCCCCGCGCCAGAAACGGTCATGAAGGTCCGCTAGGATGTAGAGACCAGGCACGTCCGCATCGACAAACTCCGCAGACATAGGCGACCGCCACACGGCCTCCCAGAAATCCCTCGCCAGATCGCACCAGGGCAGTACAGCCTTGCCCTCACACCATGCGCAGCCTTCCCCGGGGCAACCCTTATTGAGCGGGCCGGGGCACGCACGATCAGGCAACGCCGGGATGTCCCGACGTACCAACTCCTCGGAGCCCTCTGCGGGCAGCGTGGCCTTCGTGCTGGCCTTGTTCACCCGTTGCCGAAGCGCAGCAGGCTTGGGAGGCGGACCCGGCATCATGTCCCCCAGCCCGTAGCCGCTTCCCTCATCTCGTAGGCCAAGAAATCATCGTGCCCAAGCGGTAGGCAGGCATTAGCCCCTAGAGATTCCAATCCCCCCTCCCCAACCGCTTTGATCCAGAGCAGTCCTGCGTGAATGACAGGCGTGGCAGGCCACCCGGGTATTGCACTCATCCAGCCGAGCTCCACCCTCGGCAAGAGGCGTGATGTGGTCAACATCCGTGGCCGGCGTTAGGAGGTCCGCAACCTTGCACTCCATCTCACACAGCGGGCGCTTGGCCAGCACCATGCGGCGGAACCGGCGCCAAGCCTGCGTGTCATAGAACCGATCCCGATCCGGTCGCCTGCGCTCTCTGCTCCGCTCCTTCTCTCGCCTGTGCGTCACGCAGCGCCCATGTGCAGAGCCCCGGATGATCAGGGCCGGACATCCTGAGACGACGCACGGAGTGAGCGCAGCAAATGGCATCAGCCCTGCCCTATATCACGGGTGATGCGCAGCGTATCGTGGCCCCCATTGGGGAACGTTAGCCGTGCCCCGCCAGCGCCGATGACCTCGTACTCCATTCGATGCTCCTCTACATCCCAGGCGCCAGTCAGCGAGAGACCTCCAACCGCGCCCGCCGAAGCGTAGACGTCCCAGTCCGTGGTGATCCACTGGTAGCGCAGCGTTCCGCCCGCATCGGCGCCGAACTTGGTCATGGTGCGGATCAACTTCGTGGTGCCGGTGCCATCGTTCAGCCAGATGTGGAGCTTCCAGTCCGTGCTCCCGGTCAGGTTGAACACACTGCCGTCCGGATTCTTGAGCACGACTTCCAGGATCGGTAGCGTATCCCGATACTTCAGAAACGCAATGCCCATTCAGACCTCGGAATCCTTGACGCTGGT